TCCTCAAAGTTTTCATCAAGAGTGAAGTTCACATAAAATTCCATAGAAGTTAGATACTTGTTTATCAACTTATTCATTATAGGTAAATACTGTTTAATAATCTTAGTCTTGATTCCAGTATCTTGTAACATAATTTTAGAGGTTTCTGCATACATCTTATCCTCTCTTAATTTACTTTTATGTTTAGCTACCTTTTCTAAGTTAATTTTAAATATTTCTAGTTTTTCAATATCAGTTTTACCAATAGTATCTTTACTAATTTCATTTAGTTCTGTTTCAATTTTTGTATTATATTTTTCTAACTCTAAAATAGAAGCATTAGTTTGTGCAATAAGAACTTCATTCTCTCTTATTTTTTTTGCAATTGTTTTATAATCTTTCAACTTAACATCCACCTTAGACATTTCAGCTGTAAGTTTTAACAAACCCTCATCTAGTTCTCTAGATTCTGCAATCTTATTATCAATAGTTTTACATTTAAATTCTTCATCAATATGTTGTTCACAAGTTGGACAATCATCATTTTCTTCAAAAAACTTTATCATCTTTTGACTACGAGAATGTTTGTCTTTTATTGAAAAATGTAAGTCTTTTAGTTTATCTTTTTTACTAACAGTTTTATCTTCACCAACCAGACTTTCTAGTAAGTCATTATTTTCATTCTGTAATAAGTTTTCTTTTTCTTTTCTTTTTTGTAGTTCTTTTTGGTTTTCTTCAATAATATCTTTTTTCTGTTTAATAATTTTATCTTTATTTTGTTTCATATCTTTGATATGATTTTCTTGTAAATTAATTTTACTATCCATCAATTCATGCTGATGGTCAGCTTCACGAATATCATCTAGTATAACTTTGATTTTACTTTTAAGTAACATATTCATAGTTGAAAATATTTGTATATCTAAAATTTCTTCTACAACTTCTCGTCTATGTCTAGCTTTGAGTTGCATGAAAGGTACAAATGTAGAACTACCAAGAATTACAACTTGTGTAAAAGAACGATAATTTAATCCAAGTATTTGTTGTTCTAATATCTTTTGATAATCACGAGCATTAGCATTTTGATTCATTAAGATACCATTTTGATATATTTCAAAACTATTAGGTTTAATACCACGAACTACTTTATATTCTCTAGAACCTATACTAAACTCTACCTCTACAACTGTAGAAGAATTATTAACAGAGTTTACCATCTGTGATTTACTAATCATTCTAAATGGTTTACCAAATAAAGAAAAACATAAAGCATCTAATATAGTAGATTTACCAGCTCCATTTTCTCCAATAATTAATGTAGTTGGTTTTTTATCTAATTGAATTTCTGTAAAGGTGTTGCCTGTGGAAAGAAAGTTTTTCCACCTTACATAACTAAAATGAATCAAATTTCTAAATCCTGTGCCTCTGTATAAAGTTGTCTTTGATAATTAATAAGTCTATTCTTATCTAAAGATGTATCTAGCTCTTTTATATATTTACTTAATAGTGTCATTGTATCTTCTGTATTTTCTACAATATCATCTGATACAGTATTGGCATCCAAGTCTGAATAGTCTTCTATAATTTTAACATCATGGCTATCAGCTTTTAAAAGTTTATCAACAAACTGATCGAACTGAAATAAATCTTTTTTATTGACCACAATCAGTTTAATAAACTTATCTCTACAATCTCTAAAATTATATTCATTATAATTATTTTGTGTATCATCATAATAAATCTTTTTATGAATTGTAAAAGGATTTACAATCCTCTCAAGTTCTCTAGTTTCTGTATCAAAGATATGAAAACCTTTTTTATCATCGCAATCATTCCAGTAAATTTCGTATGGAGCTCCCAAATAGAATATCTGACCATCATCTGACTTGCAGTGGAAATGTCCACTAAAAACTGTATCAAACTTACTGAAAAGACTTTTACTAATCCCATGTTCATTTTTTCTACCTCTCATCATTTCAAAACCAGCAATCTCTAAATGACCCATACAAATTTGAGCTGTGGTTTCATCAATCATACCCTCTGAATAAATTGTATTTTGATTATTAATCCATGGCAAGAATAATATTTTAGTACCATCAAAATCAACTTCTTGTGCTTCTGGATATATTTTAATATTATCGTAACGCTGACCTAAAAGTTCTTGTACAGAATTTACATCATTAGTATTTTTGTAAAAAGTATCGTGATTACCAATCATAATGTGTAAATCTATCTTTAAAGTACTAAATGGTAAAATAAATCTTTCGCGAAAATCTTTTGCTGTTTTATATGAAACAAACTTTCTTCTATCCATCAAGTCACCTAAATGAATACAAGTTTTTATATTATTTTGTGCTAAATATGGAAAGAATACAGCTTCATAAAATTGGTAGAAATATTCGTTAAAGTGTGAGTTATCATTTCTTGCACCAAAGTGAGTATCATTAATAATAGCTATCTTCAATCATCATTCTCCATAAAATTTTCTAAACCTTTAGGCTCAGTTTTAACATCTTTTTTCTTTGGTTTATAAACTGCTTCATCTGGCAACATAACAGTTGGGTCAAATCCACCTATATTATAATTTGTATTATCGCCTTCCATAGTGATGTAGGGCATATATTCTTGTTTCTCAATCATTCTATGTTTTACATGAGATTGTTTCTTTTCTTTCTGTATTCTACGAATAAATGCATAATAGATTATCTGTGTAAAATATGCAAATGGATTCTTAGATTTTTCTGGATTAAAGTTATGTATGTACTGTAAACAGTTTTCTATACCATCAGATATCATTTCTTGTCTATATGTGTAGTTAATAAAGTTTGGTCTATACGAAAGACCATTTGCAATCTTGAGAAAACATGAACCAATATAATCTGTAATCTGTGGAACATCATCTCCAGCTTCCTCTGCATCTCTACACTTTTCTTTCCAATCAATCATAGCTTGATGAAATTTTTTGTTATCTACATAATGAACGCCTTTAGCTTTTGCCATTTTGATTTGATTCCTTTTTTAAACTTATTAAATTAACTATACACTAAAATAGCACTAAAGTCAAGGCTTAATTTATTTTTTTTAGGGGTTGACAAAGGCACACTTTGTGTGTATAATAGGTCTTGTACCTTATTAATGATAAGTAGTTTTCTTAAATATAGAGTCTAGCATAGACTGTAATACTTCCTCTTGCCTGTCTTCTTTCTCAATCTTGTCTAGTTCTTTCTTAGTAGGCTTTTCAACAATAACTTTATTCATTCCACTTAATACATATTCATAATACTTAGATAGACCAGCACTTGCAGGGGTCATAATAACTATTGAATTTCTTTCTACATTAAAAGTTTCTTCATCAGAATAAGGTTGAACCCATCTACTCAATGCCAAAGATTCTACAGTTCCTTTTTCTGTATCTCGTGTTACAGTTTCCATTAATAATGGTGAACTGATTTTCAATTTGCTGTTTTCTCTAGAACTGGTATTTTCATGTACACAGCAAACTATGTCTTCTCCATTTGATAATTTTATTACTTGATATTTCATAAATTAATCCTATTAATTTCATATTTAAATTGTTCTTCCTTATAGATATTTAGTCTCTCTGTAAAATGTCTATAAGTAAAATTTAATCTAGATTTGTATGAAAGGTTATCTGACACATCAAATAACTTGACAGCTGATTTATCTTCGGTTTGTCTAAGACCTCTGCCGATAGATTGGAGAACTCGCACTCTGCTTTTGGATGGACTAGCGAACACGACATTATTAATGTTCCTAATATTAATACCAGTAGAAAACGTGCCATAGCTTGCAATGATAAGTGAATTTTTTTCTTTTTCAACAATACCACGAATCTTCTCCCTTGTCTCTGCAGTTGTTCCACCATATACAAAAAATACTTTTTTGTCAAGTGTTTTTATTTCATTATACAATGGAACACCATGTTTTTCTACTAGTTGAAATAATACTAAAGTATTTCCTTTAATTGTTTTACAGAGTTTTTCTATAAACTTATTTCTTTTGGGATGTGAAACTAGGTAATTTAATTCTTCTGCGTATGTATATCTTCTAACTCTTTTACATTCTTCTTCTGTATGTTTTAACACAATACAATCAATATTTAATTCTGCTAAAGTTCCCCTGTCAATCAATTCCTTCGTTGAAATAATCTTCTTAACTTCACCAAATAACCCCTCAAGCACTAGCCTATGCGTCTGTGTGCCATCAAGTGTACCTGTCAAACCAAACCTGTATTTGCAATCACCTGAACGAACCATTATGTCAGTTAGGCTTTTAGCTTTAAATAAGTGTGCTTCATCTCCTATAATGCAGCCATATTGCTCGAAGTACTTCCTATGAAGTTTGTAAAGTGATTGCCAGGTAGATATCACCACAGGTTTTTTAGAACCTTTATCCATTCCAGCATACACTTTATGCATATGTTTGTCCTCCCAACCATAATCAATAAAATCAGAATACATCTGTTCAACTAGTGATGTGGTAGGTACAAGTATAAGTGTCTTGAGTTTCATTAGGTGGTAGTACCTAACAAGTGTGTAGATTACTAGTGATTTGCCTGAAGCAGTAGGAGATAAAAGAAGACAACGATTTGACTGTATAGCATACCAAATTGCGTCAATCTGGTAGTCACGAAATTGTATAGGTTTACCTCTGCTCTTGGGTCGTAATGATTCTGCGAAATCTCTGACGCTCTCACGAAGAACATTCCTGTCATTTTCT